TCTTCAAGATTAATCTCATCGTATGGTATACCACGAAGTTTCAGTTCTTCTTTTGCAAGTTGACAGAAAGGACAATTAGGTTTTGTATAAACAATTGTACTTGTGTCACTTTGCAATGCGACTCGTTCTACCTTTTCCGAAACATTTTCTGCACGAGAAGAGGCTTCAGTTCGCAGATAGTAAAGACCCTTCAACCCGTGACTCCATGCACGAAGATGAACTTTATTTACATATGATTTATCTGCACCAGCGGGAAAGAAAAGATTAACAGATTGTCCTTGACATATATATTTCTGTCTGTCTCCCGCATGTTGAACTATCCAATTCTGGTCTAATTCGTCCGCAGTTTTATATATACTTTTCTCACCTTCTGTAAGGAAGGATAAGTGTTGTACAGACCCTTTATTGGTAATAATAGAACTCCAAATACTATCGTTATTCATTTCTTTTGTTTCGAGTAGTTGTTCTAGATATTTATTTTTGACAAGAAAACTACCCGCACGAGTTCTATGAGTGTATGCGTTTGCTTTAAGTGGTTCTATTGAAGGACTTGTTCCGAGAATAACACCACTAGATGCATTTGGAGCAATTGCGGTTAGGTGAGAATTTCTTTTACCTGAACCCTTTCCATCTAGATATGTTCCCCTTTCTTCTGCAAGTAATTCGGTTTCTGCATGTGCTTCATCATGAATGAACTTAAATACTTGGTCATTAATATCTTTTGCAAGTTCCGACTCCCATGCAACTCCATGTTTGTGTAATAGTGAATGAAATCCCATTGCACCTAAACCAAGAGACCTTTCTCTTTCTGCAGAAAACTTTGCACGAGAAATAGTATCAGGTGCATTTTGAATAAAGTATTCTAAAACATTATCTAACATACGAATCATATCTCTGACTATACTCGTATCCTTCCATTCATCATAGTATTCTAGATTCAATGATGATAAACAACACACTGCAGTTCTTTCTGCACTGGTAGGTAAGTGTATTTCATTACATAGATTACTTCCATGGATTTTTAATCCTTTATCTTTTAGTGGTTGAGGAAGGTCTCTATTTGCAGTATCAATAAAGTTTAAATAAGGTTCACCAGTTCTAAATCTTATTTCAAGTATTCTTTCCCATAGTTTTCTTGCATCAACAGTTTCTTTTACTGAGTTATCATTTGGGTCTACTAAATTAAATGATTTGTTTTCCATTACTGCAGTCATAAATTCATCGGTAATATTAATCGCATTATGTAAATTCAATGCTTTCCTCTGAACATCCCCAGTAGGAATACGCATATTTAAGAATTCCATAATGTCTGGATGAGAAATATCCATATAAGCCGCATAAGAACCTTTTCTTGTTTTACCTTGACGATATGCAATCATATCTGCATCAACAGTATGTAGAAAAGGCATTGGGCCTGGTGCAATATCAGATACCGTTCTAACATCCGACCAATGACCACCAACTCCACCACCCATAATGGATAACCAACGCAGTTCACTAGAGTGTCCTATAAGACCTTCTAGGGTGTCTGGAACATAAGTTAGGAAACAAGATATAGGCATACCCTTACTTTTAGTTTCTTGTCCGTTAGGTGCGTTAGAAAGGACGGGAGACGCAAACATAAACCATTTATTACTTACATAATCATAAAGTCTTTGTGCAAGTTCTTTGTCTACTTTACCATCATATTTTGACCATGCAAGACTAGCTCTTGCAAAACCTTCTTGGGGGGACTTTTCGTAGTCTGTTAAGTAGAAATCTTTTAACATTCCTACTGAGTATTCTTCTAATAATTTGTCTCGTTTTTTGTCTATATCTAAGTCCAAGATAGCTCCCGTATGGTTAAATTTAAAGTGGACTATTATACTCTACTTAGAAAGTATTGTCAATAGTTATTTTGTATATCGACTACGGTTTTTATCTATCGCACGAGAACCAAACCAAAAGGATATGATAGCTGCAAATATTGCCTTTGTATCTTCATCCCATAATATATTAATCGCTTCTTGAAAATCCGTTCCTACTTGTAATGCACTATACAGAAGTGTACCTTCTATAACTGCAAATAAAAGAAAAAACGCATATGTTATAATCGGTCTGACTGACCTTGCTAATCCACCTATAAATCCCGTACCTTGTTGCAACATCATGTCGTGTTGCACTAATCTCTCGTGTTCTTTGTCGTCCGCCTGTGCTTGAAACAATTCTAAATTTTGTTTTCCTAATTCTGCGGAGAGTCTTGCTTGAACTTCCATTTTCTTGAGTTCAAACTTTTGGTCTTGTTTCTTTTTGAAACTGTCGAGTATGCCTGGGATTATTGAACCCCCGAAACCTAATAAACTGCCTAATAAACTTAACATACCAGTTCTATATATACAAATCTAATTGTCTACCTTTGCAGACCCACGCCATTGATAACATGACCAGTATCTTGCTTTCCATTTAGGGCCAGGATTGTCACAGTTATGTCTTGCACGGAAAGATTTTCTTCTTTCAGGGTCGTCTCTTTTAATCGACATGTTCGGGTCTCCAAACCTTACTACAACTACTTTACCCTTTTCATTCTTGACGTATACTTTAAATTTTTTATTTGGGTTTTCAGATGTACGAATAGGGTCGTTTAGTTTTACCTTTTTACCTTGGTATTCTGACTCTGTTATTAATAAGTCTTCACAACAACATTTTTTCATTTTTTTTCTCTTAACCTTGGTTCTCTTCTGTTATATCTTATAGTTGTGACTGAGAGATTACTTATATCATTATTAGCGGTATCTCCGTCTTTATGATGTACATCCATGTCATCTAAATCTGTTTCATCTAATACTTTTGATTTCTTGTATTTAGTCTTTATTGCATTTCTGGCATTGTTTCTTTGCGCTCTTCTTTTCTTTTGGTCTGGTCTAGAGTGATAATTTTCATATTCTTTCTTATAGTTTCTACCTTCTTTTACTCCAGTCTCATCTGGTTCTCTATCTTTATCATCTGCTTTACCACCGTCACCACCAATATACTGTCTCATCTTACCAAATATATTATTTGCAAGTTTACTATTACCTGCTTTTTTCGCACCAGTATATGCAGCTGCCATCATCATTCCTTTACGACCACCCGCCCACAGAGTAGTCATACCACCCGTTGCAAGACCAGCCGCAAGTAGTCCCATACCTTTAATTCCAGCAGGAGTTGCTAATACTTCGGTAAATCCAATATTACCCGCAATCGCTTCTGGTATACTTGACAAGTCGTAATCACTATCTAAATTACCTGAGAACGACATTTGCAACCATTGATAAGTTAAAAATCCCGCAATTGCAACACCCCCAGCAGTTTTTAATTTAGGATACTTATTAAGAAACTCATCAACCTTGACTGTACCTTTTTGTAGTCCTTGTACCATTTGTGTAGCTGCAACTTTATCAGCTGCAAAATTGACTGCGGAGTCTATAGTTTTTAATCCGTCCAGTGCAACTTTACCACCACCTAGTCCTACAGCTTTTACTGCACGAAAAACACTTTTTTCTTTAATTGCATTTACAAGTTCGTCTCGTGCAACACCTAAATCTTTTACTAGATTATTTACTTCAGCGGTCATTGCTTTCTTTAAGGTTGGGTGTTTACTTAAAGGTTCATTGTACCTTTTTGGGTCTGGTGCATCTGCATCACTAGAACTTGTTTTAGTATCATCATCCGATTTAGTTGGAGTGTCTTTAGTTGCAAGAAACTTTTTTATTGCTCTTGTAGTATCAGATTTAGGATTGTTTTTAATATAGTCTTGTTGAAACTTTTGACCCTTAGACATCCACCATGGGTCTTTAGTTTCTTCTAATATAGTACACCATTCCGCATAGGTACATTCATCAAGTTCACGATTAACTTGTTGTTCAAACAAGAAAGTTCCTTCGGTGAGTTCTTGGGTTTCTACAAAAGATTGAAGTCTCATTTGGTGATATCTCCAGTAGTTACATACATTCTTTTATTAGTGGGTAAATGTACTGCAGAATATATATCAAGTCCTAAGACTTCACCTACGGGAGTTGACTCTTCTTCAACAATTCTTATTTTGTCGTCTTTATGTGTGTCTAGATATGCAGTGGTCATACTATCATGTTTCATTCGATAGACGCCAGGCGATAACTGTTTACCATCTAACATAAACCATTGCGTATCTTCTGCAAGTACATCTAAGATATCAATACCAGTTTCGTTATGAATTTTCGTTAATTGTTTATCTGTTAAGTCACCGTTCTCTTTAATTAGAAATAGAGCTGCACCATATCTTGCGACAACTGATTTACCGCCTGGGGCTTTTGCCATAAGTTTTTTTATGTTTACTACAAGTCTGATAAAGGATGTCCAGTGTGTAGATAAATCCATTCTACCGTCCATAGTAAGTTTAAGTTCGTCTTTTCTTTTCTTGTCTACTTCTCCTTTGTCATTAATCAAACCAATCTCATATGCACCCATTTTTTCAAAAGGTGTAGTTAACAATTTCAAAAAACGAATTGTGTATACAAAGTCTGCGGCTGATTTTAGAATTCCCATGTGTGTATTTATATCTCTCGGAGTTTCTCGATGACATATTTATCCATTTCTATGTTGGTATACTCGTCATTTTTGATTGTTTTAAGAAAAATAAGAAAGGGTTTGATGACTGACCAGTATTCTAATTCTAGTTTAAGTTCAAGAATATTAAGTCCTGCTTCAATATCAAAGACATTGAAGATGACTACAAGATGATTAAGAATAAGTCTTTCGGATAATTGACCCGTGTCACGATAACGATTGAGTAATCGTTTAATATATTTAAATCGTTTTAGGTCTTCAAGAAACTCTTCACTATCAATACACTTTGGATTGTAATAGTTTTGAGCCGCATAGACTAATAAGTTGTCTTTCGTTAATTGCATGATATACTATTATGTATATCAATTCTAACTAAAAAGACTTTTAACCGTTTCTAATAATTTTGATTTAGACTTTCTTCTATCTAACTCAACACCTTTAGTTCTTGCAAGTGCTTCAAGTTCGATTTTAGACATGTTTTCAACAGATTTATTTCCAACTGGTGCTTCTGTTAATACTTGAGCACCTTTTGATGATGGGTTTTTACCGTTAAATAAATCTATTTCTTCTGTAGTGAATCCAGCACTTACATAAAGTTCGCCTGTGTCAGGGTCTTCCCAACCGTTTGCAGTAGGTATTGCGTTTTCACACCATGCGGGTGCAACTGGTTTGTTAGCCATTATTTTTCTCCTTTAATCGTTGGTAATTCTTTTGGTTGCATAGGTAAATCTTTCGGGTCTTTATCCTTAACCATTGTACCTTTACCATCTTTTCTAGTTTCCATTCTTTTTAGAAATTCTTTTGCTTCTTTTCTTCTACCATCATAGGCATTTTTCTGAGAATCAATACTCATTTCATCTTGAATTTCAAACATAGTTTTATTCTTAATCGCCTCTACTGCTTGTTGCATTAAAGTAGATTCTGTTTGATTTTTTGCAGGGGCTTCAGTTGATTTAACCACATTAGTATCACCTTTTGCAGTTTGACCTTTTACATGTTTACCTTTTTTAGTATCTTGTGCGGTCTTAGTAGTTTGTTTGATTGCGTCATCAGCATCTACTACAACATCTTTTTTACCGTGTGCATCTTTAAAACCTTGTTCATCGTCAGATGCAGTATCACCTATCTCTTCTTTTTCTTTAGATGCATCTTTTTCTTTCTTCTTCTTACCAACTGCGTCAACAGCCATAAGTTCACTTATTAAAGACGTAAACTCTTCGAGTTCTTCACCAATCTTAGAGATTTCTGCAGTTTTACCGTCACCATTTTGTTTAGATTTTTTCTTATTTTTAGAAATAATTTTAACATCATCACCGTCATCTTTAGGTTCTTCAACATCATCTTTCTCACCATTATCTTTCTTAGGAGGCATTGGTGGTTTCTTTTTCTTCATCATTGGTTTTTCATCTGAGTCCATCATTTTTGGTTCTTCTTCTTCTTCGTCCTCTTCGTCCACCATTTTTTTCTTTTGACTCTTAATCATTTTTTCATCGTCTTTATTTTTTTTAGCATTCATTTTGTGGTCTTCTGTTTGAAGAATCTGCATGTCTTCTGCAGGCACTTCTTTCTCGATACCATGTGCAAACTCGACATCATACCAGTCAACAGAACCATCATCGTTTGGTATTGCATGAGATTCGTATACTGGTTTACCAAGTCCAAACTCTGG